TTTTTGATAGAATATAAATTATAAGATAGATTTTTTTAAAAAGTTTTTAGATTAAAAAACTAAATCATAAGATGGAAATAACTAAACATAACTTTAAAGATAATGATAGGCATAATATTTTAATCAATAAATATTTAACCAATAAGATTAATAAAAACGAGTTGATTGAGTTGGTGGATTTATTATTGTTGGGTTTAAATCATAACCTTCAACAGATTAAGAAATTTAAATATAATAATCTATTATAATAATTATAATTCTTTTTTTTTTGTTTCTTTTTTTTTATTAGATTTATTATAATTAAAATTTCTTTTAAATATATATACAAAACCTTTTAAATATATTTGTGTATATTGTAGTATAGTATATTAGAATAAGCATATTATAATATATATATCATATTATTTTTCTATAGTTATATTCCATAAATATATATCTAATCCCTTAAATATCGATACTACAAGCTCTATATTAGTATATTATGAATGTAATGAATAATATACTATATTATACTATATATATTATATATATACTATATAGTATATAGAGAGGGTATCCCCCTAATGGGGATATAGGGGTTTAACTTGAAAGTAATAAAGAACATAAAGAAAAGACTTATATAAAGTATATACTGGAGTAGCTATATCTTTATATATTAGAAAGCCTACCTATATGTTGGAGTGTTACGAAACATGAAATACACAGTAATCACAAAGGAACAAGAGAAGACATTTAGAGCCAAGATGGATAAGGCAGAACCCCATGTAGGTTCCAAACCTAACATGGCAAGGATTAAAACCTTATCAAAGTCAGACCCTAGCATATTTGCTAAGTGGTACTTAGGAGTAGAACCCTTTGTATACCAAGACCTAATACTTAATGATAATTCTAAAAGGATAGTTGTATGTAGTTCTAGACAGATAGGTAAGACTTATGTCACAGCAATCAAAGCATTACACTATGCGATGTTCAATCCTGAGGCTAGTATCCTAGTATTCTCAAGAAACAATAACCAATCTAAGAGATTCATAAGAGAGATGAAGAAACTTATGCAGGCAGGTATGGATAACCTTAAACATATGATGGATAAGAGTGATATATACAAGTATGAACCTGGACAATGGATATTCCCTGAGGATATAGACAAGAAGAAACCAAACAATACTGAAGAGTTCTCGCTTACTAATGGGTCAGTTATAAGAAGTTTACCTGCTACAGATAGCTCAAGAGGCTATACAGCAGACTTAGTGATAGTAGATGAAGCAGCCTTTGTATCTGATGACATATTTGAGATGGTTATCGAACCTACTGTAAGATTCACAGGAGGGACTATCGTCTTACTTAGCACTCCGAATGGACAGAAAGGCTTCTTCTACTATCTCTTTGACCCCTTAGACAAACAAGTAGGTAGAGAGTATGATAGGTATTGGTGGAAATGGGAGATATGTCCTAATCCTCATATCAAAGAAATGACTGAAAAGAAGAGAAAGACCTTAGATACTATGGTTTTTGCTCAAGAGTATGAAGCACAATTCACTATAGACTCGGATTCATTCTTCCAATCAAGAAAGATAAGAGAAGCTACATTGAGAGATGTAGGTATGAGATATGCTGATTTAGAGAATGAGTATGTATGTGGTATAGATTATGGAGTTACACACAGTAAGACTGTAGTCACCCTAAGTTATTTAGATAAAGAGGCTAATATAGTATACTTAGGATACCAGAAAGCATTTCCTGGAGGATATGATAATGCTCAGATAATCAGATTCTTAGCAGATTTAGAGACTAAATTCAATATTATCCATTATGTAGTGGATGATTGTCCTCAAGGAGAGTCTCCTAATCAAGCTTTAGAGAGAGAAGGTAAGAAAGTAAAGAGAATGTACTTTGGTAAGGAGAAGGTAGGTATGTACTTCAGATTCAAGGAAGCATTAAACATAAAAGATGATGATGGAGGGTTTGGTAAAAGGGTGAGATACCCTAAGGTCAAACCTCTGATTGATGAGATGGTAGCATTACAGATGAGAGATAGCAAGAGAGGAACTACATTCCTTATAGAAAAACCTCAAGGAGGTTCAGATGATAGGATAGATAGCTTTGTATTATCAACTGTACCATTCTTAGAAGAGGAGAGAAGGGAGTTTAGGAGTAGATTAATATGAATGACCTAAAAGAAATAAAAGCAAAGATAGACAATCATGAGAAGAACATCAAGATTGTGAGAAGAAACATCAAGCATGAGGAAGAAAAGCTTAGGATACAACTTAAATACCCTAGACCTATAGCCCCTCAGTTTGAATTTGAGATACAAGAAGAATATTTAAAACATTTTGTAAAAGTGGCAAGAGAAGAATGGGAAGAAAAAAAAGAGAACATGCAATTAGCGATACAGGAAGCAGAGAAGGACTTGAAAAACTTAAAGAAATTGAAAAAGGTAGAGACCAAGAGCTTTCAGAACTATACCGGATGAAGCAATTCATCAAACCCTGCAACAAGAATGAAGAGGTTCTTATGTGGAGAAACACAATGAACCTTCTAAGAGATGATATGAAATGGGTTTTAGATAACCTTGAGAAGTTATCCACTTACAAGGTTTCCTGGAATACATATTCAAGAGCTAGATGTAGAAAGATACAATGTCAAGAGTGTTTAGAATTCAATCATGTAGACTCTAAAAATTGTAAAAAGTGTAAAAATAAGTTAAAAAATCACAAAATACATACATTTGGAGTAGGAAAACCACCAAAAGAGGCATTAAAATAGAAGCATTTATAAAAGAATTCACCCCCTATAATATAGTGTAGCAAGACTACAACTATTGGGATTAACAATTAGCTAATTAACCCTATTTAATATTATAATCATGGAAATCGTGTACACAGATGAAATTATGGAAAGAGCTTCTAGAGGGTATATTGACGGATATTATTCTTCAAAGGAAGCAACCACTGATAAACCAACATTAAACACAGTTCTACAAGTTTTTAGGTCTGAGCCTACAGTAGTTTCAGCAGTGAGAGCTATAGCTGATGAAGTTATTAAGAATGGATATATCATAAAAACAGACAATAAACAACTAAAGAAACTAATTGAGAAGGATTTGCTCAAGAAATACAGATTCAAACGAATTCTTAGAAGGATGGTTTACAACCTTATAATCTATGGGAATGTTTTTGTAGAGATAGTTTACAAAGACAATCAACCATCCGAACTACATTTACTTGAAACAACAGATATGGAAATCATATCTAATGAACATGGTGAAGTTCTTGGTTACAAACAAGAACATCAAGGAAAAGTAGTTAATTTTACAACAGATGAATGTACTCATCTTAGCTTAAACAACATAACCTCATCCTTATGGGGAGAGGTAGATATGAAAGTACTTTACCAAACAATCTCATTAAAACAATTTATTGAGAAGTTTATGATTAACTTGTTCAGATACAATAAGTTTAGAGATGCTTGGAAGATAGAGAGTGCTGATGAGAACCAGATTAAGAACTTTATAAATGATTTGAAATTATCCAGAGACCAACCAGACAAGGAATTGGTTGTTGATGGTGAAATATCAAAGATAGATGGAAGAGACCTATCTGACTTAGACCAACTAATAGAAATCTTAAATTACACAAGACAACAAATTCTAACATTACTGAGAGTGCCACCAATAATTGCAGGAATACCAGATAACTCAAATAGAAGTAACTCTGAAGTACAAGCAAGAAAGGCATTTGATGGAAGAATCAAATCTATACAAGATGTTATCTCTGATGAATTATCTTGGGAGTTATTCCCTAAATTAGGATGGGATAATGCAGACCTTGAATTTGGACCAATTGACAAGAGAGCTGAGAAAGATGATATTGAAATTGTCAAAGCTTTGAAAGAGATTGGAATAGATGATGATACTTTATTGAAATACATTAAACAAGTAGGGATACAACTTCCTGAAGGAGCTAAAATAGAGAAGGCACAAATGCCTCCTATGTTCAAAGAAGAGAAGGAAGAAGCAAAACCTGAAGATAAATCAGGACCAGTTGAACATAAGACTGGTGAAGAATCAACTACACGAGAAGACCAGATAATGGGAAGAAGTGAAGAGTGGATATTAGACCAATACGCTGAAGAGGTATTGAAAAAATGAGTATGAGGGCAGTTACAAAGGTAAAATTAGTAAAGGTTCCTAGTATAGAAGAACTTAATGCAATACTCTTTGATATGCAAGAAGAAATGATTAACATCATAGATGTTAAATTGACTGAAACTACAATTGAAGGGGATTTATACTTTATGATAATATACCACATACAATACATGGAGTCAATTAAAGAAGATGGTGAACAAGAACACTTTAGCAACGAGGAGATATAATGCTAGACATCCTGGGAAGGTTAAAGCTTATCTCAGGAAAACTACTGCAGCTAGAGTTGCAAGAAACTCAGCAAGAAGAAAAGCTGTGAAGAGACATGGGAAAGCCTATATGGCAGATAAAGATGTACACCATCCAAATGGAACAAGCTCTAGTAAAACAAGAATAGTAAAGAAGGACCACGGACCTGATAAGAAAAAGGGAAGGAAGAAAAAGAAATGAAATCTAAATCAAGAATATTAAAAAAAATCTCAAAGAGAATAGAGCGAGAGAACCTAACTAGAGGGAATGTAGTTAGAATGGGTATGTCTTCAGGGAAGGCAGGACTTAAGAGGAAGTTTAAAAGAACAGTAGGTGGAGTTCAACAGAAAGCAAGTGGTGAAAGACACAGAGCAATCTCAGTAGCAACACCAGCACCAACACCAAAGGGTGGAGGAAAAGGAAAATAAAATGCCAATAGAATTGCTTAAAAAGTTACCAAAGGAAGCTAGGAAGATATGGGAATCTGCTTATCAAGCAGCTAAATCTAAGTATGGACCAGATAGAGCATCCAAGATAGCTTGGGCAACAGTAAAGAAGAAGTATGAGAAAGATGGAGATAATTGGATATTGAAAGCAAGGTCAATTACTTTCAATTCAGATTTGAAACTTAATTCAGAGAAGTTAGTTTGTAGGAGTGAATCTCTTGGAGATACTTCAAATGATTATTTCATTGAAGGATATATAGCAACTAGAAATCTAGCAACTGATGGCTTAGTACTTTCTGATATATTACTTAGAGACTTGGCAAAACAAATTAAAGAGTTTCCAATCAATGTTAAAGGTGACTTAGAACATGTTGGAACTAGAATGAAGAAAGGAATGAAGGTAGGAGAAGACTTACCAAGCTATGATGACTTTATGAAAATCATAGATACCAAAGTAGATGAGAATGGACTTTGGGCTAAAGTTCAATTAGATAAATATGCTGACAACTTTCCAGTAATATGGAATAGATTGAAAGAAGGATTTTATGATGCATTCAGTATTGAAATGTATTTAGATAAATCCAAAACAAGATTAGAAAAACAAACTAATGGTTATGTGAATGTGGCAGATGGAGGGTTACTTAAGAAGTTTACCTTAACAGGGCAACCTAAGGATAAACATGCTAAAGTAACTTCTGTATATACATCATAATGAAACAACCAAAGGTACTGGTGGCTTGTCCCACCTATAAGGGAAAAGACTATTGTGTGGATGAATGGGTTAACCATATCAAAAACTTAAAATACACTAACTATGATATATTGGTGGTGGATAATACTGCTGATGAAGGTGAACACGCTAAGTGGTTATCTGACACATACGGTATAGAGGTTATCCACCATTATAGAAAAGACACATCACTCAATCAGATGATGGCTGAGTGTAATGAGATAATTCGAAAGAGAGTTATTGATAGAAGTTATGATTACTTAATGAGTATTGAATCAGATGTATTCCCTCCAAAGAATATAATTCCTTATTTTATCAATCATGAGAAACCAATTGTTTCAGGGATTTATAAGATAGGATTTGGAAAATGGAGATACCCTCTACTTCAAGTGGTAGAAACCACAGATGAAGGAGGAGGGAGTATTAGACAAATGCATTGGGAAGAGATTATTGAGTTCATTGATGGGGAATTAAAACCAATTCATGGCTGTGGGATTGGGTGTGCTTTGATACATAAAGAACTTCTTAAGAAGTTTAAATTCAGAGTTGAGGAAGATAGACCAACACATGCAGATTCATTTTTTTATATGGATTTGTGGAATGAGGGTATAACAGTTTATGTGGATACTTCCATTATTTGTAAACACCAAAATAGAGATTGGGCAAAGATTTGGAAGGAAAGAAATAAAGAACTTGAACATAAATTTAAGTTTGTGAAAGGAGAATGAAATGGCAAAAGAAACTGAAATAAAATTAGATAAGAAAGTACAAGACGGTAGACCTGGAGATATGAAAGACCCAGAGAAACTAAACGAAGCAATTGCAAATATAATTGAAGCAGTTGATTATCACACTAGACGAAAGGAAGTAACTGAAAGACAATTTAAATTAATGATTGAAAATCCAGAACCACTAAATCCTAACTTTGCTTATGAAGAAAGAGAAGAATGGGTAGAAGTAGCAAGAGACTTTCATTTATTAACTATGGAAGCTAAGATGAAAGAAATTGACTTTGAGATTAAAGGTTTAGAAGATAGAAAAGAAACCTTTGAAAAATTATTAGGAGATGAATAATGGTATTCGGTAAAAAGAAAATAGTTAAACAAATTAAATCAAAGAAAGTAGTTAAAGTGGTTAAAGTAGATTCGTTCTTAAATTATCTTCTTAAGTTTAAGAAAAGAACAAAAGTAACTATTGATGAGATAATTAAAAAGTATAACGAACTTAAATAAGTTTAGGAGTTGATTGAAATGGTTGAAGAGAAACAAATTGAAGAGAAAACAGAAGTTGTTGAAGAAATATCTAAAGAAGATATTGAAAAGATAGATAAAGAAATTGAGGAAGATTCCTCAAAGAAACTTCAAGAAGCTAAAGAAGAAATAAGTGAAGAAGTATCAAAAAAGGTAATAGATGAGATGGATAAAACAACCCAAATAGCTGAACTTAAAAAGCAACTTGAAGAAATAGGTAAGTCAAAGGAAGAACTTACCAAAGAAGTCGAAGAGACTAAAAAGAAATTAGAAGAAATCCCTGCACAAAGAAAGGGGATAGTAGATAATCAAAATCCGTTAGAATCTAAAGAAAGAAGGGAACCTACATTTGAAGACTTAGGAAGAGTAATAGATGAGTCTGCAGTTGATAAAGTAAGTGCCATTAAAAAAACTTTAGGACTCTAAAGATATGATAACAAACAATAATGGAGGAAAAAAGAAAATGAGTGAACAACTTATATTAAGAGCAATCGATTCAGCAGTATTTGATTCTGATGAGACTGCTGCTGGATACTTGAATCCTCAAATTTGGAATAGGAAGATAGAAGAATACGCAAAAGCAAACTTAGTTTTAGCACCTTTAGGTGTTCAAAATGATGAACTTTTGAATAAACCTGGAAAGCAATTAAACATTGCAACTGGAGTAGCTTTAACTGCTGCTGCTTTAACAGAGACTGATTCTATTGATATCCAAAAACCAGATTTCGGACAAGTAACAGTAACACCAACAGAGTATGGTGGAGCTTTCCAAATTACAAGGAAAGAAATGGACAGGTCATTCGTAAATTTAGTAGAAGAAAAAGCTGCAGATGCAGGTTATGCTTTAGCTAAGATTAAGGATGAAACAATTGCAGCTATGTTAGTTGCAGATGCAGGTAACAGCGTTTATGTGAATGGGGTGGTTAGTACAACTATCGCAAGTACTGATATATTTGAAACAGATGCTATCGCAGACGGTGTAACAGCAATTAGAACAGATAATTTCAATCCATTGTACTTGGCAATTCACCCAGTACAAGAAGGACCACTTATGAAATCCACACAATTTGTTGATGCAAGTCAATATGGTGGAAGAGAAGTAGTACTTAACGGAGAAATTGGGAAATATCTTGGATTAAGAGTTTTCAGTTCAACTGTAGTACCAACTGCAACAGAGAATTCTATCACTGTGTATAAAGCATTGATGTTAGGACCTAGAGCATTTGTAGTAGCAACAAAACGAACACCAACCATTGATTCTAAATATGAACCGCTAGATAGAGCATTTAGTGTAGCATATGTAGAGGATTGGGGATGTGACAGTTTGAATGCAAACCAAATTTGTACTATAACTAGTGCATAAACTTATAATTAAGAGGGGTTATTCCCTCTTTTTTATTTTATAATAATAAATTCAACAACCTGTAAGGTGTTGTCTTATCGTCTGTAAACGACATGAATTTTCAGACCTGTAATGGAGAATAATTAAATGCCACAAGAAGTAATAATTAAAGATGAATTTACTGGTAATAAAGCTACTGTGGAAGATGGTAGATTAAAAGTAAATGCTAATCTAGAAGTAACTGATATAGAGATTGGTGCAGTAGAGATTAAAGACCACGATTCTGATACAAGAGTGGAAGTAGATTCTAATAACAGATTAACAATAGCAAGTATGACTCAATTAGTCCCAAAGGAATACGATTATATTGATTTAAGTTATACAAACGACGACTTAACAGGAGTTATATATAAGACAGGCGGTTCAGGAGGAACAACTGTAGCCACATTAACATTAACATATACTGATAGTGTATTACAAACTATCACGAGGACTTAGATGGCTTGGACTTTTAACCCTTTTACTGGAAATTTTGACAAAGTAGATTACATTACAGATTATGTATCTAAAGCCGATGGTGGATTTTTTCAAGGACCAGTTAGTTTTCAAAGTTATACCACAGTTGGAACAGACAATAATAATGCCTTTAGAGTAGAAAACTCATCAAATGATGCAGTGATTAGAGTAGATACAAACAACGAATATGTTTATAGTGCCGATTTATTTCCTATGACCCCAAATACTTATGCGTTAGGTGGGGTAGATAATGAATGGGATACTGCACATATTGGCGATGTAACTGTTACTAATGAATTAGATGCGGGGAATGTAGATGCAGATTATTATGCATCAGGAAATTCAGGAGCAGGAGTTTCAAATATATCTTATTTTTATAATAATGTAGGAGTGGACTTGGCTCAAGGTTATAATACTGGGATATCTGGAGGAGTAACCTCGACAACAAATTCAAACACTGCAAACAAAGCAATAGGTTTCAACTTAAATGGTTTCTTAAATGGAACAGGAAATCTAACAGGTGGAATATTTGGTATTGATGGTGCTTGGCTTTATTATGGCTCAGGAACAGTAGCTAATTTAGTAGGGACTAATTGGGTAATGAATAATATGGGTGGAACTATCACTAATTATGATGGTTTCAAAGTAAGCACTTCACAAACATTTGGAACAACAACAACGCTTAAACAATTAAACTTAACAGGAACATTAGGAGGTACTGTAACTAATGGTTATGGTATTTATCAAGATATATCAAGTTTATCAAATTACTTTGCTGGAAATATAGATGCACAAACTGCTGATGTATATGGTGCTAAGGTAGGGATAGGAACTACTATATTTGATTCAGGAGTAATCCTTGAAGTAACTGGAGGAGATGCTAAATTCAATGATAATGTTGAAGTGGTAGATGATTTAAAAGTTTCAGGAGAACTACAAGGAGCAAGAGAGAGTTTTACCTTTTC